ACAGGTTCTATGTCGCCAGACCCGATGGTGCCCCCGAAGATTCCTGAAGCCGTTCGGCTTCTGCTATGCCTGCACCCAGGTGGTGCGGGTTCCTTTTACGAGACCCCAGGAGGGTTCTTTCGTCATGTCCGAACTTGATATCAGCACCCCGTTGCCGCCGTCTGCTCCGCTTGGTGGCAGCACCCCGCCCGAACCTGCAGCTCCTGTGGCGGCTCCGCCGGAGACCCCGCCAGCGCCGGCTGCTGCAGCTCCCGCAGCCCCGGCTCCTGCTCCGGAGTCGACTCACGCTCCCACCGCGCCTCCCGTACCAGCTCCCGCACCGACGGTCGAGTTCGACGGCGAGTTCAACGAAGGTCGAGCGAAGTCCCTCATCCAGAACCTCCGAGATGAGATCCGCACCCTGAAGGGAAAGTCTCAGGACACTGAGGTCACCGAACTCAGGGAACGCGCAGACAATCTCACTGTCGCAGTTGAACACCTCACCCTCGAAGCCGTCGCCAAGACGCACGGCATTGGCGAGGAATATTACGACTTGCTCGGGTCAGGTACCCGAGAAGAACTGGAATTCAGGGCGGCCCGCCTCGCGGCGCTGCACGGTTCCGCCGCTCCCGTCGAGCCGAAGGCCCCGCCGTCGAATCGCCCCGTGGAGTCCTTGAGGCCAGGTGCCTCCCCTCAGCCCCCTCAGGCGGAGGACAACTCATACCCCGCGATGTGGCAGTAGCCACCCGGGGATCGAAGCTAGGAAAGGAATTGTCTCATGGCAAATGAGTGCAACCCCCTGTTCCGGCCTGGTCGAGCGATCACTGGACTCACCACCGGCACAGTCGTAGGCAAGACGTTCGTTGATGTGTCCGCCACGCGTGACGCTGCGACCGGACTGATCAAGGTCGCTACCGCAGGTGCTGGCGTGAAGGCGCTCGGTGTCGCTGCGTTCGACGCAGCTTCCGGCACCAACGTGCCGATCCTCCGCGGCGGCATCCTGCCCGTCACCGCCGGCGGAACCATCGCCTTCGGCGCTGAGGTTGAGGTTGGGTCTGCCGGTAAGGCAATCACCCTCGCCTCCGGCAAGGCAGTCGGCAAAGCAGTCGAAGCCGGCACCAACGGTGCTGACGTCCTCATCGCGTTCTACGAGTAAGGAAGGAGACAGAAATGGCAAATACGCCTTACAGCCAGGATTACCCGCTGGGTTCCCCTTCCGTCTCGGGAAACAGCATCACGGTCGACCTCATGCTGCAGCAGCCGACCCGCATCAACGCGTACATCTCCAACCTTGCGTTGAAGAAGTACTTCGCTGAGCGCATCTTCACCAACGGTGGCGGTGTCACGGGTGGCGCCCTGGTCTACAACCAGGTCACCAAGAACGATCTGTTCCCGACTCGGGCTACGCAGGAAGTCGCGCCTGGCGCCGAGTTCCCTGAGGTCACGTTCGATCGGCCGGAGCCGAAGACCGCTCAGGTCAAGAAGCTCGGTGGCAAGTTCCGTGTGACCGATGAGGCCCGGGACCGCAACGACCTGTCGGCGATTCAGTCGGAGGCTGTGAAGCTGGGCAACGACATTCCCCGTCAGATGCACGCTCGTGCACTCGCGGAGCTCGAGGCCAGCATCACTGCTGTCGGTTCGGATGTTCAGGTTGTGGGTACGTCGTGGGCTGACGCTGCGGCGCTGACCCTGACGACCACCTCGAACTCCGCTCAGCCGGCCGCGGACTTCGCGAAGCTGGAACTGAAGGCTGAGACCCTCGAGCTCGGTTCGGTCTACAACCTGTGGATCGTTAACCCGCAGGAGATGTCGAACTTCCAGGTCGTGTACGGCGACCGCTGGAAGGACGTCCTCACCAACTGGGGCATCGGCATGATCTCGAGCAACCAGGTCACCGCCGGATCCGCGTACGTGGTGCAGGAGGGACAGGTCGGTCAGGTTCGCTACGAGCAGGAACTGAAGACCGTGTCCTACCGTGACGACGGCACTGAGTCGACGTGGGTTCAGTCCTCGATCCGCCCGGTGTTCGCCATCACTAACCCCTACAACGCGGTCAAGGTCACGGGGCTGGCTGCCTGATGGCTGCCGTGGAGCGCACCGTCCGGGTCGGACTGATGTCCTACGTTGACCCGGACGGTGCTCACCGTTACGCCCTGAAGGGCGCTGTGGTGCAGGTGCATCCGGATCAGGTTGCACGCTTCGACCGGCTCAACCGTCTGCAGGGTGAACCTGAACCTGAACCAGTTGAGGTGAAGGCGAAGCGGCGCGTTACTCGTACACCGAAGTCTGACGTTCCGGAGGGCTGATTCATGGCGTTCGCTACCCACACGGATCTCGAAACCCGGTGGCATGCACTCGACGAGGCGGAGCAGGCCCGCGCCGATGTTCTCCTTGGGGATACGTCGATGTGGTTCAGGGTGTGGTTCCGTGACTTCGGGGACCTCGAGTCCTTGGCGGGTGCGGATGAGTTGCTCGCGGAGTCGTTGAAGGTTCTGGCCTGCAGCGTCGTGAAGCGTGCGATGCCTATGAGTGACTTCGAGGGCGCTTCCGGTGTGGAGCAGGCGATGGGCCCGATCACGATGAACGTGACGTACCGGAACCCTGAGGGGAACTTGTATCTCACGAAGTCGGAGTTCGACACCATTGCGGTGCTGTTGGGTCGGAATCCTTCGGGTGCTGTGTCGATGACGGCGGTGGGGCTGTGAAGCTTCCTTATGGGCAGACTGTCACGGTCCTCCGCCGTCCCGCGGTCGACCGCACTGGTGATGGTGGTGCGACTGTGTCGCACACCATTACTCAGTGCGCGATCGTGTGGGACTCGACCACCAACGACGATGACCGGCGTGACACGTCGATCACCATGGTTGATGTGTATGTCCCAGTCGGTGCGGACATCCTCGCTTCCGATCAGGTCGAGTTGCCTGACGGTTCGGTGGGTGCGGTGTTCGGCCGGCCGCGTTGGGGTGAACCTCATCCGATGACGGGGTGGCAGTCCGGGTACAAGCTGGTGCGTTTGAAGGTGGTGGCCTGATGGAGGATGTTCGCATCCCTTCCCCGAACCCTGCGCTCGGTGCGATCTTGAAGTCCAGTGAGATGCGTTCGCTGGTTCAGGAGAAAGCTGAGATGGCGCAAGCCCTGTACCGGGATCTCGTTCGGAAGCGCACCGGCCAGCTGGCACGGTCGGCCCGGGTGTCCACGTATATCGGTGGTGCACGGAACGATCGGTGGATCGCTGAGATGATCGTCGACGCACCGCATGCGGCTGCACACGAGTTCGGTGTCGGTGACAAGCCTGGATCACTGCCGAAGACGGCGGTGCACGCTGCTGCTGATGATCTCAACCAGGTGTTGGGTCAGATGTCGTTTGCGGGTCAGCTATGAGCATCACGTTCCCGGAGTGGTGGAAGGGTGGGTTCCCGGACCGCGAGTTGGTTGTCATGGATCTGCTGCAGCCGTACCTGAATATGTTGTCTCCTCAGGGGTTGGCGTGTTCGTGGCTGCCGGAGGATTACGGCAAGAAGTTGCCGATCGTGCGTGTGTACCGCGGTGGTGGGTCTGAGAACTATGAGATCCGCAGTGATCCGGCTGCAGTGCAGTTGGGTGTCATCGGTGCTACGCGTGCTGACAGTTGGGCGTTGGTCGAGTACTGCCGGCAGATCATGCTGTCGTATCGGCACGGTGGGCGCGTCACCCGTGAGGATGGATCGGTCACCTTGGTCCAGTCGATCGAGGAAATGACCGGACCGCAGCAACTGCCTGAGCTGTCACCCGACTACCGGTTGGTGCCAATCACGTTCCAGGTGAACTGCAAGTGGCCCAGCGGTCTACCCGATTACGCCCGCGTCCGCGAAGACCTCAACCTGTAGAACCGCTCACTTTCGTTTGACCGTGCGCTCGCCCGAGTGTGCGGCATTTGTCATGCCCAATTCTCGGGCGACCTCCGATTGGAGAATGCAATGACCACTGTTCTTTCACTGAAGGACAAGAACGACGATCTGTTGATCGTTCCCGGTGACCTCGCGGTTCTGGCTGCACCCCTCGGTGTGACCATCCCGACCGCCCTCACCGACGACGACGGTTCACTCCTGCCCCTGCCTGCAGGCTGGCTCACCGCGGGTGAGATCAACCAGAAGGGCGGCGCCGGCCTCAGCCCCGACACCAAGACCACGGACCTGATGGGTTACGGGTCGATGGTTCCCCGCCGCACCATCAAGACCGCTGAGGGCCTGTCGGTCGACTTCACCGCGGACGAGGTTCGCAAGCTGAACCTCGGACTGTTCTGGGGTCAGGATCTGTCCTCGGTCACCGCCGATTCAGTGTCGGGTGAGTGGCAGTTCAAGAAGACCGCGCAGGCCCGGATGCAGTACTGGTCCCTGATCCTCCTCGCTCTCGATGAGAACGCGGACGGCGACGTCTTCTCGTACTGGATTCTTCCGAAGACCTCGGTCACCAAGAGCGGCAAGATCCCGCTGCAGATGGATGCGAACCAGTCCTACCCGATCACCCTCACTGCGTACGACCACAAGGAGTTCGGTGGTTACGTGGCGATCGGTCAGGGTGGTCTGGGTGGTAAGGCTCTCAACGCTGCGCAGGGCTTCGCTCCGCTGGTGAAGACGGCGACCATCACCGGCACGCCGACGGGTGGAACGTTCACCCTCACGTTCGCCGGCCAGACCACGTCGGGGATCGCATACAACGCTGCAGCTGCGGCGGTTCAGACTGCCCTTGCGGCGCTGTCCACCGTCGGTGTGGGCAATGTGACCGTCTCCGGTTCGGCTGGCGGCCCCTACACGATCTCCTTCTCCAATGTCACGGGCACGCTCACGGCCTCGGGCACCAGCCTGACCCCGAGCGGCGGCGTCACCGTTTCCTAAGACGTCGTGGG